CCATCAACACCAATCTCTTTATTCAAGAACCTCTCAACGCTTGCGCTGGGATGCCTAACATCTTGGAGGGTCTCTGGCGAGATGTTGTACTGCATAATGAGATGAGGATAGAGACTATTAAGGTCAAAAGACACAACCCAATCATAGAATCCAGGAATCGGTTCCTTGACATAAGCACCTGCATACTTCTCAGTTTTAGTAGCACTCTCCTTCTTAGGAGGGATAGCGACCTTACGCTTTAGAAGATCGCAGTAAATATAGTTATCCCACATGCGAACCTGACTAAACACATCTTCATAATTCACCTTAGCATCATATGCCATGGTGTATGCAAGTTCAATCAACTTCATCTTGTCATCCAGTTTGTCCACCAGGCGAACGTCATGAATGTTGTACTCAATGAACTTCTGCCAGTCGTTCTCATAGAACTCCTTGAAGGTATCAAACTCAGAGTGATCGAGTTTCTTCTCACCCAGTTCGACAGAGCAGATGTGATCGAGACGGTAACTCTCCTGGTTTGTATAGGTGAACTTCTTATACAACTCAAGATAATCTAAACAAGAAATACCAAGAGTGTCGATAGCAAACTGCTTACGACCCTTGATATAGATCTCACGCTGTGATACTAGTTTCCAAGGCGAAAGAAGTTTGACATACTTGTCACCCAACACACGATCAATGCGGTTGTGAATGTAAGGCATGTCAAACAACTGCACATTCCAACCAGTGATTACATCTGGAAAGTTTGCTTGCCAAAAATCAAGGAACGCTCCCAACATGCTCTCTTCTGATTTGAAATGCATGTAGTCCACCATGGGGTCTGTGTTATTGAATGCTCTCGCTCCGAACACAGTAATCCTACCAGTGAAACTATCTTTGATTGAGATGGCGAGTATCTCCTGATCGGCAGTTGCAATATCTGGAAATCCGTTTTCGGCAGCGGTTTCAATATCGATCGTAAATACACGGATCTTTGAGGAGTCAAACTTAAGTTCCTCCTCAGGATGTTGTTCAGCAATGTATTGATACAGGAACCTAGAGTTGCCATAGATCTCAAAGTCATCTACCTCTTTGTATTGCTTGATGAAATCTCGTGCTTCTGTAATAGATCCAAACTTATGTGGTTCTACACAGTCTCCTTCTAGTGTCCTCCATTCAGAATAGTTCTTTGTAGGCAAATACAGCGTAGGGTTGAAAGGAACCCTGACGCTGTAGCGATTGCCATTCTCATAACCACGTACAAGCAGACGGTTACCTGCTTGCTCAACACTAGTGTAAAACTTCATTCAAGGCATTCAATATAACGAGCAAGCAGTTGCTTGCTAGGATTGGTCACAACAGTCAGGTCCGAAGACCTAACATTAAACTCACGCTCAGCAGCATGTGGTGCCCATGGTTCAATCTGACCTTCACAGTCTACAACATATGGGTCTACCATCCAGACATCAGGGTCACCTGGCAAGGTGTCCCCTTCAACTGGTTCTACTTGAGCAATGATCCATTCATTCTGCAGTTTCAGCAGGTTCGCTGTTATCTCCATCAGTTTGTTCCTCGTAATAAATTTGATCTTCGGTCAGACCCATTTCGCCAAGTTTGCTAACGTAGTTATCGAGGATACCATTATCAGGATATACGACACTAATAATATGATCTCCACCAATTCGATGTTCTTCAATTGGAGAGAAAGGACAGAAACGAGTGTACTTAATAGGCACTGTTCCGTCTTCATTTTGTTCACCAAGAGAAAGAACAAATGGATAGAGAAGACGATATCCAATTACTTTTTGTTCGTCATCACGAACGTCACCAAACAAGCAAAGAACATTTGCTCCAGTAGTAAGGTTCACGATACGAACATTATGATTAGTCTTCAGTGGTGCTTCCGTCATTTTCTAGTTCCTTTTTCTGTTTGATTTTTTGTTTCCAGGCATTTTCAAGTCCTGGTTCTGCGTTGCTGATTGTCATTACACAATCATATGGGACCTTAAACTGCCAGTCGGGAGAGAAAGGGTTCCATTTACTAAAGCGAACTTGGTATTCCATACCATGTGCTTCTGTTAAGTATTGAGGTGTACCTCCATCTAAATTGAGAATGTAAGGATCTTCCATGAGCAAGCAGACGCCACGTTTGTCATCTCCATCGCCATCATAGATCTCTTTCAACTCAGTAATGATGCGGTCACCCGTCTTTAGGGTTACAACTGATACTGACATAGTGATAAGAGTTTGTTTTTAGTCTACCATTAGAAAAGGGGACCGTCAAGCCCCCTTCATTATTATTTAGAACCACTTTTTTCGTCTCTGTTTTTCTGGCAATTCTTTCTTCAGAATAACTGTAAGCAGTCCGTCAATAAATTCTACGCTGTCAATCTCTACATCATCTGCTAGTTGCCAGTTCTTCGAGAATGTTTTGTAGGATATTCCTCTATGTGCATAATCACGTTCTTTATCTTCTCGTGATTTGCGAGCAGAGATTGTCAGAACATTCCGTTCTGTCTCCACTTCAATATCTCCTGCTGAAAATCCTGCAAGAGCGACCTCCAATATGGTTCGACCATCAGATCCATTAATGACATTGTAAGGAGGATAACTCTTTCCTGCTCCTGCAAGAGCCTCAAGTCTACTGAATGTTTCATCGAACCCAATTGAATGCGGTGTGTAATGTTCCCATGTAAAGTTTACCATTGTCCTGTTAAGCGACGTTTGCATGTAACCCTTGCGGCGTTACATTAATAGTTATAACCGTACAAAAAAATTGTTGGGTGTTGAGAACCCCCATCACAATTACGGTTTACGCTAATGGCACAGAGTGCAAGATGGTTTCTTGTGCTTTATTCCCTGGTATTTTATTGTCGCTAACATAATTCATAGTGTTGATATCAAAGATATCAAACCCCATGCTGTACCTTGTCTTTTCTACAGGTTTAACATAATGCTCTACCCAAGATGGAAACATAGTAACTCTACCAGGAACATTCTCTGCTTTCCATGTACCATAATAAGAGGATAGATGTGGAATAATGTATTCTGTTACGGTATCGTTACATAGTGCAAGGTTAGCACTGAGATACGTATTCTCATGATATGCATGACAATGTTGTTTAACATCTTCCCCTGGTTGTAAAACAACTGCCCACCCACGTATAAAAACTTCTTCTTTTGGAAGACCGAGAGCATCCATATATGAAGAATAGATGTTAGAAATTTCTTTCTTTAGTTCTGCTACTTCTTCATATTCCCATTTGAATATGTTGTAATCTTCCCATAGTTGCCTGTACATACCAATGTCATTTTCTTCCATGGCATATACCAAACCCCCAATAATCTCATCAGAGATATTGTCTAACCATATAGGTACATCAAAAGTGGGAGCAAACGGTGTGTTTGCTTCCCACGATTTCCATCTATGCATCTGTCCATCATGACTTTCCTTCTTACAGAAGGCTGTGTCTAAAACATTATCAACATTATTCAGCATTGACTTTCTTACGACCAATATTATATTTGCTCTCTAGTGTCCACTCACCTTTCTCTTTGTACGAGAGAACTTTGATTTGATTTAGAGGAGCAAGATCAGAGATCTTCTCAAGATTTTCTGCAGAGATTGTAATCAATCCCCAGTCAGAAAGAAGTTGAATAATTCTATTACGACGTTGTATATCATTCAAAGAAAAGTTAGTGTTTTTGCCATCAAGGGCAAACAACTCTTTGAAGTGTACAATGTAATACTTGCCTTGTTTGTGTAGGATATGACACGACTGGTAGATCTTCTTTTCCTTTCGTGATGCAACACCAATACGAGTTAGTGTCTCTCTCACTTTAAGAAAATCGTCAGGTTCTCCAAGAACCACTTCTACCATATCAGATTGTCTCCACTGGATCTCAGTTTCACCCATTTCTACCACCTTTGTTCAATGCTTTTGTAATATGATCTAGTTGATCCTTGGTGAGAACCCTGAGTGCTTGGAGTGCCTTATCGTCATTATAACCATAATACTCTTTTACTACTTCAAGATAATCAATAGAATCTTTTCGTGCCCAAGGAGAGAAACGTTTCCTCGGTTTGACACTATTTAGTAAAAAATCATATTGCATCTTCTTAGGAAGATGTGGGTTCTTATTCATCTCATTGACATAAAAGATAGTGTCAGTGAAAGAACTGAGGCACCTGTTAATAATATAAGCAGGATACCCTCGCTCAGCATCAAGATCATCATCGAGAATACTCTTCTTAGATTGGTTGATCGAGTACAGGTAGTCTTTTAGTTGGTACGTCATTCCAGTGTCTAATCACTCCACTAATAATAAAAAGGTTGGTAGCCAAATAAGAAATAAAAATAAGGGTGCGTATGCAAGCAATAATATCTGCTTCTCTATCCGTTCGTCCATGCTTCTCCCCTAATGCTTTCGCCCAGATCCTCCACATTAGAACTTCGCAGTAACACCAATAACTTTAGCATTGGGGTTGCGAGCAAGTGCAACCTCCCGTGCTTCTTCGTAGTTGCGAGCGTAGACTTCTTCCTTGAAGACCTTGCCAGCAACATAGAGGGTAACTTCACACTTCATAGTTAGTAAGAACGAGTTCCTTGCGAGACGCTTGATCAGTATTATAACTCCCTACTGATCGCATTGTGTAGGTGTGTGCAAATTCTGCTGCTGTCCACCCTTCAAACCTCTCACGAATGAGTTGAGACGAGTTATAAGATATACATTGAGGACCAACAAACCTATCACACTTGACAGCAAAAAAGTCGTGGTTGAACCCGCTGTGCATATTGCCCCGCTTTCCATATAGATTAGATCCAATTTCATAGGGGGGATCAAGGTAGGTGAAGACTGACTTCTCATCGCTAAGGAGGTATTCATAAGACTTGTTAGTAATTTTCCAATTGCCAATTAGTTTTTGGTATTCACGCAGTCGTTGGATACCTGCAAGGGAGAAGTTGGATTCGCTTGCCTGCTTGGAGAAAGAGGAGCTTTCTGTAAGCCCAGAGAAAGAACACTTATTAACCACATAGAAGGAAACAGCACGATGGATATTTTCAGTGTCTTCCACAGGTCGCTCAAGATAACATTTGGCGTCAAGAAAAAGAACTCTCGCGGAAGCGGGGTCACAGTGCCTTTGTTTAAGTTGGATGAGTATGTCCGCAATTTCATTGCCGTGGTCCTGTAGTTCGCGCCAGAAATTATAAAGTGGTTCGTAAAGATCGTTGACCCAGATATTCAAATGAGGATACCTTTTAGTTACCTCAAGTGCTACAGAACCACCACCAAGAAAAGGTTCATGGTAGTGAGTGTAGTCTTTCAGATCAGGAAAATACTGAAAGAGTTTGCTGAGTGCTCTACTCTTCCCGCCTGGGTAGCGCAATGGTGTTTTCAGGGACTTCAAAGTCTTTGTCATGATATTTAAGGTATTCCCAAAAGGTCAGTTTCATTTCCTTGTGCGTCATACCGCAGTGAGCGGCAGCAGCAGGTAGGTTCATTGTAGCACGAAACAATGCTTCATTTGCTTCTGCTACGTTTTCTGGTGTGGTTTTCACGTATCCACTTGTATTGTTTTTCAGGTTCTTTTTCAAGGCGTTCAAGCATCTCCTCCATCATTAGTGTTTTCGGATCCTTCTCCAGAAAGTTTAGCAAACTCATACTTTTTTCTACTCGCTTCGTTATCTTTGGGGACAACCCAACGAAGGTTATCCACATGATTGTTAGCAGGGTTGTCATCGATGTGATCAACCACCGCTGTATCTCTAACCCATTGCTTTACAGGTTCTGGAAGACTATCCCAGTAAGGTGCAATAGATGCAGGAGGAAAATCATCGATAGGCATCCAGGTTTCTGCAACAGCACGATGACATGGAAGTGTCATTGTAAGAATACCTTCTGGCATACCTTTTTTGTGACGATGTACATAGTCTTCATAAAGACCTTCTTCAAAATTAACGTCCCAACGATACTTTACCACAACTCTAGTTCCATCTGCTCTGTTTGCGGTAGAAGGAGAAGGTTTCATAAACTTATCTGTCTTGCGGTTGTACGCTCTTCCGTCTTTGGTAACGTAATAGTTAGGAATTTCTTTTTGATATCTAATTAGAGGTTTCATTATTTCCTCTCCCCATACATTAACCATTTTTCAAACCCCCTTATCATTAGTAAAGTCTCTGATAAATTCTGCCATGGCAAGAATTTCTTCCTTAGTAGGATACTTTGGATATTCTGGAAGTTTTATTGGTTCTGGACATATGGGGCAGGCTGATGCAGATACTTTTCCTTCTTCTCTCAGTGCATCCCACCTAAGATAATCTGCATCATATTTTGTTAGGGTATCCATTTTTTCTTGATTAAGTCTATCCCATTCAAGGACATCCCTATCAAATTGTGCCACGAGATACTCGCGGGCTTCTTGAAAGAGTTGCAAACGCAACTCATAAGCGTTAGACATTATTCTTTACTGGTAATTGGTCATTGTGGGAGTGTGGGTGTGTACAATCCCGTGTGTCTATTTATAAAAGTTTTTACTTAAATTCACAACTCATCATGATCTCAGTCAAGCAGGCAAGCATGTTGATTTCCTGATCAGGGACAATCTGAATGTCACGCATGTACTTGGCAATGATAAGAACTGCCTCTGGGATAGAAGCAGGTTTAAGAACACCATAGATGCTGTCATAGATCTTACGCATCACCATGCTGGGGTCATTGTCCATGTGTTGGACAACCCAGTTCTTGACATTAGTAAACTCTTTCTTCTTCAGGGACGCAAGAAGTGTATCCAGATTAACATCAGCAACATCCACAAGGATAGCAGACGTAATAGCACCAGTAGCGGCGTACCGCTGGCACTCGTTAATAAGCCTACGCCAATCAGGATAATACCTACGGACAAGCTTAGCAAGAACCTTGTCCTCAAACTGAACTTGTTCATGAACGAGAATAGATTTCAAACGAGTGAAAAATTCACCTTGCAGTTGAACTGCTTGTTCAGGTTTGATCCTGAAGTCAACAACAGTACACCGCGAATGAAGCGGTTCAATAATCTTGTTGATGAAGTTACAGGTGAAGATGAAGCGGCAGTTGCTGTGGAACTCCTCTACAGCGGTCCTGAGGGACAGCTGGACATCGTTAGTGGTGTTGTCTGCCTCGTCAATGATAACGACCTTGTGGGACGCTCCAGAGGTCAGGGAGACGGTGCTAGCGAACTGACGGATGCGATTACGCACCGTGTCTAGGAAACGCCCTTCATCAGATCCATTGATGACGATGTAAGAGGCACCAATCTCTTCACACAACGCCTTAGCGATGGTAGTCTTACCCACACCTGCAGTGCCACTCAGCAGCAGGTTAGGCAGTTCCCCTTGGTTAACAAAACCCTGAAACACTTCCTTAGTGCTAGCAGGGAGGATACAATCTTCAACAATGTTGGG